CGCTCAGTCACGTCCAGTTCGCCGCCTGCCGCCGTGGTGTAGTCCTGGCGGGACTGACGGTCGATCTCGATGGATTCCGTGAAGCTGGTAACGTTACCCAGCTCAAAAGGACGGCCCCCGCCGATGGGACGGAGAATGAAGCGGCCACGGCCCTGATAGCCGCGGGTTTCGGATGTCAAAGCCATGGTCTAGCCCTCGTTTTGGTTTTTAATGGTCAGCGCATAGCTGACTGAAAAGTTGAATGAAATGCCGGCGACGTTGGAGCCGCCTTCCGGGTGGATGTATTCCCCGCCCGAAAACTGCACTTGTAGAGTGCCTGGTAAGGCGTCGATACCGGTCAACGGCAGCAACGCCCGGTTAATGTCTTCATCCAGCTGATCCAGGTACGGCTCATAATCGTCGTGCAGGGCATCCACGAGCCCGACGATAGTGATCTCACGCTCCTTTCGGACGGACCTGGGCTTTACATTGGTGCTGGTGCTGCTGCTTGTGCTGACCGCAATGGCCGGTAGGTTTGATTCATTAACGGTCAAGTGTTCAGCCCTGCCCCGCGTCACTTGCAACCCTGCAGCGGTGCGGTAACCGTTTTCCGGCCGGATCTGTTCCAGCGCGGCTATCACGGCATTAACCAGCTCTGTTCCTCGTGTCATCGCCTCGCCCCTTGCCTCAACGCATAGGCCAGCTGCTGTCTATACTCGGCCGCCAGATCCTGCTGCACTTGTGGCTCCAGATCTGATCGAACCCAGCGGAACACCTGATGCACGGATGGTCCATATTTGTGTTGAATATCCTTTTTGCCCGGGCCCGTACGAATGAACACGCCCATGAGCCCGCTATTCCGTAATGGCACCAGGAATGCACCGCGCATCTTCTTTCGGCTGCTATCTCGCCGGACTGATACTGAAACACCCGCCTGCTTGCGCCCGGCGCCGATCCCACGTAGAGCATCGCCGCGAGCGGACTTCGCTGCTCGAGTAATCTGCTTTGCTCCATAACGCGCCAAACGGGTATGCCGTTTGCGCCCGGTAATAACGGCTTCCGGATTTGCCCGGGTCGCTTTCTTCGTAACGGTGAGATGCTCGTTGACATAAGAGGCCGGTAAACGAACCTCTTGCCGGATGGCCTTGCTAGCCGCTGTTCGGGTTTTAGACGCCACACGATTTACGGCCCGGAATGTGGCAGTTTCCATTGCGCTCCGAATGCCTTTAGTAAATGCCTGCGCCTGTTTGATTCCAGATGCATTAATGCGGTAACTCATCTCAACAGCACCTTTGCGATGACATCTGTGTCGTCCTTTCCAGTGAGCGGCTGGTCTACGCGGTAAGTCTTGCCACGAATTTCTACCGGGGTCCCTTTACGGATCTCCGGCACTTCAGCAACGAGCACACTGACAACCACACGCTTTTCTACCACTTGCTCGTAACCACCAAGCTCCACGAGCTCCGTAGCAACAATTCCCCGCGTCGGTTTACCATCGAAAACAATGGGTTCGGAGAACACATCCATACATGCGGTCGCGGTCAGTTCAGCAATCATCGATTGCGCTCCGCCAGCCTTAGCAGATCGTCACGCATGAGCCGAATTTCCTGAATCAGCTCCGCCCGCTCCAAGCGCTGCGTTTCCCGGATCTGTTCCAGTGTCTTTGCGGTGTGGGTTTGCTGGACTTCAACCCGGGTCATCCTGGCGTCCATGGTCATCCCCCAACTCAGCAGACCAGCGGCAATCATCAAGGTTGTCAGCAAGTGGCCGACGTTGATTTCCTTTTTCAGGTGCCACTGTTTGGCTTGCCAGTCTTCCGCCAAGTGCGCGTTGCTCATTACGGCCTCTGCAATGCAATCGGAGTGATCTTTATGCAGCGCCCTACCGAAGCAAGGCGCTGTAAAAGACCACTCCAGTTACGCGCTCAGGCGAACGTTTCCGTAGTCGGATGGGTTGGCTGCTGCAGCCGCCGCATGCCCAATCAGGGTGTTTTCGGCGGCCGTAGTCGTTGCCTCGCCTTTGTCGGCATCCCAATAAATTGCCGCGCCTTCGGTCCAGGCCTGGGCTGAGGTTTTCGGCAAACGGAAGACGCCAGTGCACTGCCCCTCGAACTGTTGCCCTTCAGGGGCACTAATCAGAGCAACTACAAAGAGCGCTCCGATCAGATAGCCGTTTCCAGAGACAACGCCACCAGCGGGGGCGGTCAGGGTCAGTACATGACCCGGCTGCACAAAATTCTTTGCCATGATTCGCTCCTTACTGACCTGCGTTGGTGACAGCGCCACGGTAATCGATCGCGGCAACACCGAAATCGAGACGCACTTTGTAGCGGGCGCCGTCGACATCGAACCCTTCCTGCATTTCGAGGTACGGAGTCTGGTTGCCATCCAGGAATGCCACCTCAATGACTGGCGCGTCGCCAGAATTGGCGAACAGGTAGAAACGAGTACCGGCCAGGCGCGGCGTGTCGATGATGTCGCTGAACAATCCGCGCACCATGTTCGGTCGCTGCAACTTACCGCTGGTATCGGGATCGTATTGCGCTTCGTTGATCACGCGTGCAGTACCGCCGAGCCCCATGGGCACAAGCAGCGCGGCCGGACGGAGATCCAGGAAGTCGTCACCGCTAATGTCCTTCTGACTAGCCATCAGGACACGGGCCGCTTCAAGCGTGGCAACACTCAGAGCGCCTGCATCGCCAATGTTGCCGTGGTCGGCATGGAACAGGGTTTTGCCGTCCGCCATTACGGGGCCAAGACCGCTGTTCTCTGCCAACAAGGCATAAACCGTAGCCTCCACGGTGCGTGCGGCTGCTCGGCCCAGCATGTTGGACAGACCGATGAACGCGCCCAGGTCGTCGTTGATGATGGCCTGGCGAGACAGGTTGATGACGTTGCCCACGGTGCTGGCCTGAACGCTCGCCTTCTCACCGTCTGGAATGGTCTTGTTGACGAACTCGCCCAGTTCATTGATCGGGTCGAGGTTGCCCAGGCTGCCCACGCGGTAGCGGTTGTGGGCGCGGAAATCGCTCACGGAACCCGTGGCGCAGAATCGACTCCAAGTATTTGCCGCCACACCGTAAGCGGCCTGCAGGGTGCGATGCATCGCCTCCTCCAGCAAAACCGGGAAATCACTGGTCGACTGGGTGAAGGCATTGGCAACGATCTTCAACTGATCCATGCCCCGCGTGCTGACGCCGGCGGCCTCGACCGAATCGCGCGCCATGTCCAGCAGCTTATAGCCGCGATAGGGGTTGTTGCGGTCGGCCTGAACGCCAGCCACGCCGGCGCGCGCCAAAATGGCTTCAACCGCGGCGGTGCGCTTCACATCGCGCTCATCTTCAACGACGGTTACGCGGCCCTGAATGGGGGTAACGCCTTCGGCCAGCTTAGCCAGGATCTTTTCACCGGCTTTTTCGGGGGTCATGTTCACGTCATCCAAGCAGGCGGCCCGAAGATCGGTCAGCCCTTCGTGATTCTTGAACATCTCGAACTTGGCATTGATCGCCTTACGGCGGTCTTGCTCGTCGCGCAGTGCTTGCGCGCGGATTTCGTCAGCGTTCGGGGCGGGCTGTTGGGCGGCCGCCGGATTGATTGGGTCGGGCATGGTTAGCTCCTCTGGTTTGGTTACGGCGGCTGCCGCAGGGGTTTGAGACGGTTTGAAACGCGCGTAGCGGGTCAGGTCAAACATCTTGTCGACGTGGGCCGCAATAGGCAGCGCCGGGGTGATCTCGTGGATCAGCCCGAACTCCTGTGCCTCAGCAGCGGTGAAGTAGTGGTCATGTCCATCCGTCAGCAGTTGCAGGACTTCATCAACAGGCTTGTCAGTAGTAGATGCGTAGGACGTGGCCATAGCCTCAGCATGCTTATCGAGCACATCGGCGTACTTACGCAGCTCGTTGGCGTTGCCATAGAGACCTCCCCACGGCGCATGGATCATCATCAATGCGTTTTCAGCCATACGAATGCTGTCACCAGCCATGGCAATCAGGCTGGCGATCGACGCTGCGATACCATCAATCTCGACAATGATCTGGGCTTTGTGGCGTTTCATCGCGTTGTAGATGGCCAGGCCATCGGTCACGCTGCCACCGTAGGAGTTGATGCGAACGGTAATAGTGTCGACATCGAGGGCGGCAAGCTCTTTTACGAAAGTGCTAGCCGCAATGGATTCATCCCACCAGCTTTCACCAATATCGCCATAGATGAAGATTTCGGCGGCCCGGGGCTGGGCAGCACTGGCTTTAATGAGAAACGGATTCGGCATGACAGCACCCTAGTCTTTTGGATGCTGTCATCATCCCAAGCGGGTCACGACATTTTTAGGGGTAAGATGTCGCTTTTTTTAGGCTATACGGATACCCAAGAACGCCAGACATTTTGTGAGAATCTGTCGTTTTATGAATGGTGGGCTAGACTTCCCTTATTCAGGAGTTCTAGCTTCGCCGAAGGAGTCACTAAATGGATGCTTTTATCAAGAAAATGAATACACACGCTGAGCACGTTAAAAAGGTGGGCGCTCATTGTGTTACTGAAGAAACTACCAAGCAGGCTCTGATCCTGCCACTTCTCGATATCTTAGGCTTCAACCCTTACGACCCCACAAAGGTAAAAGCGGAGTTCTATTCAGATTTTCCGGGCGCAAAAGTCAGTGAGCGGGTCGATTATGCCCTTTTCTGTCACGGCGTTCCTGTCATGTTCATTGAAGCGAAAGCCTATGGCGAGAAATTAACGAATCACTGCCCTCAATTGGCTCGGTATTTTAATGCAACACCAGAAGTTACTGTTGCTGCGATCACGAACGGCAAGGAATGGCGCTTTTTCACCGATCTTAAAGACAAGAACATCATGGATCGCGAACCGTTTTTACAGGTGAGCTTTGATAAAGGAGAAGTTGACTTTGCCGACCGTCTGTTTGGTTTCCGGCATGACCATTTTCAACCTGAAGCACTGCGCACGCTGGCCGAAGAGAGCATCTACATCGATGCCTTTAAGCAAGCAATCAGCGACAGTCTCAGAGAAATCGACTCTGAGTTTGTTCGTTATGTGGCCACCAAAGCCAAGGTTCAGCGGCAACTTAATGCCCGTTTCATCGAGACCTTAACTCCACTCGTGCGTCACGCGGTTGAACGCGCCGTGAGCGAGATGGTTGTCTCAAGTCTCTCTTCCGTTAATCAGCAGAAAGTCATCGAACGGGCTGCCCCTGAAGAAGAGCCAGACGAAACAGCAGATTGGGTAAACCCAGAGAACAGCCGAATTGTAACTACTTATGCCGAGCGGCGGATTCTTGAAATTGCGACGGAAATCGTTGGGGAAGAGAGCGAACTTGTTGGAAAGGATACAGAGTCATACTACACGATCTTGTACCAAGGTAAGGTGAATCGCTGGCTGCTCCGATACTACGGCGACAAAAGAAATCCCGCAATTCAGCTGCCATTTGAGCTAAATGAGCAACAGATACGTGAAATCAATCGCGCTGGCTTGGATGCAGTTTCCAATAACCAAGTCTCTATGGAGCGCCCAGAGCATCTGATGCGGATACCAGGGCTTTTATTTGATGCGTTAGCGCATTGCCAAGACGACAACAACTTCAAGAGAGCAAGCTCAAACTGACCAAATACAGCTTGCTGGTTAATGGAATCTGAGAGAGTTACAGAACATGGAAACTCAATTTTGCTGTCCCAAATGTTCACATGAACAGGACAGTCAATTTGATATATGCCCCTCTTGCTCCGTTGTATTGAGCAAACTCAAGTCATCGGCAGCCCGGATGACGCACCGAAAACAGTTGGCCAATCAGCGCAAGAATTTTAAGCGACAGATGCTGCTTACTCTGTCGATCAGTGCCGCGGCTTTTGTCTTCTTGCTCCTAGGTAACTTCCATGTTGTACGTGGGTCAGCCTACGGAGGCCCGACACTTCTACCTAAAAGCACATTCGGGTTCTCTGAGACTTTTATAAACACTGATGCACTAACTGGATTACCCTATATCGCGGCAACCACTCGATACCCGTTAAGTGTGAAGGCGCTTCAAAACTCCGGGTTCCTCGAAACTGACGCGGCAAGGGAAGCCCGGATCAAGAATGAGATAAACATGGAGTACCAGCAGGTGATGAGGGAAAGTCGCGAGGAGTATGAGCGCATGCTCAGAGACTATGAGATGCGCCACTAAACCGCGGTCTCATGCCACTAACTAGCCCGGCTTAGCCGGGCTACTCTCTCTTATCCTCATCATCCGTCTCTTGGCCCTCCTGATCATCAACCTTAGAGTTCCAACTAGCATCAGAGTCAAATTTCAGGCGTCGTTTCTTGGCTTCCTCGCGCCATTGGGCGGTTTGCTCCATGACGTCATCTGGATTCACACCACGCTTGCGCATCACCTCAACTTCTGAGGCAAAGCCGGCACGCACTAACCGCAGCCATGCAATACTTTCTTTGGCTGGGTCGATCCATGGCATGGTCTGACCGAGGAACAACGCATCATCTTCT